CCAGTGGTCCGGAGCACTGGTTCTATAAAGAGTGGGTGTTAAAGGCAAAAGAGCAAAATGCTTTGCGCCTGCGATTCACGATGGCAGACAATGCAGCGCTGGATCCGGCTATCGCGGAACGATATCGGCGGATGTACTCCGGCGTATTCTACCGGCGGTATGTTTTGGGTGAATGGTGCATGGCAGAAGGCCTTGTGTATGAGTTTGATAAGCAGATCCATACGGTGGCGGAACTGCCGGAAGAAATGGACCGTGGCGGCTCCTGGTATCTCTCGGCGGACTACGGAACACTAAATCCATTTTCAGCAGGACTGTGGTGGGTGTATAACGGTCGTGCTATCCGCGTGAAGGAATACTACTATTCAGGCCGCAGCAATTCGTTGATGAAAACAGACGAGGAATACTATCAAGAGTTAGAAAAACTTGCCGGCGACAGGGATATCCGATCCGTAATTGTGGACCCGTCGGCGGCTTCATTTATAGCCACGATCCGCCGGCACGGGCGGTTCTCGGTCCGGAAGGCAAGGAACGATGTCCTTCCCGGTATTCGCCTAACGGCTACTTTGCTGAAGGCGGGAATAATTAAAATATCCACAAGCTGCGAGGATGCGATCCGGGAGTTCGGCCTCTACCGATGGGATGAAAGAGGAGAGGTCGATAAGCCTATTAAAGAAAATGACCATGCAATGGATGATATCCGGTATTTCTGCGCTACGGTGATGCGTAGGGATCCAATCGTTAGGCAAATGTTGGGAGGTTTGAAAGATGAAGATCCTGAAGAAGGTTAAAGCGTGGTTTTTAGACCGTTTCTTGCCTATCTGGGCAAAAGAGACGGTGTTGGCAGATAACCGGCGTCTTAACAGGCGCGTGGCGGAGCTGGAAAATGAGCTGGCACAAAAGACGGCTTATATAAATGGCATTTCGGTGGGCTTAAAGAGCTTGCGCCGGATAACCGTCAATGTACAGCCCAAAAATGACGAAATAAAAAATGCAGAGTGATCGTAACCACTCTGCATTATTTGTTAAATTTCTTCACCGGTGTCGTTCATTGTAAAACCCGCGTGATATGTGCAACTTAAAGCAGAAGCAATTTCTATAAGGTCTTTTTCGGAGAAATTGTCTCTGCTGATTTTATTAGATAGATTTTGTCGAGATTGTCCGGTCTTGTCTGCAAGATCGGAAAGTGTCATACCACGCCGTCGAAGTATAACTTTGATTTTTTCTCCCATACTCAATGACATTTGCAAAACCTCCTTTTTGTAGCAACTTGAGTGTACACTAAAAAATGAAATGTGTCAATATTAAATTTGCAAAATCAACAAAAAAGTGAAAATAATAGTTGACAAACGAAACGAAATAGTGTACAATAAGTAATGTAAGGCAGAGGCAAACAACCTCTTACAGAAAGGAGCGGGGGTGAATGAACGATATGCAAGTGACAGAGGCTCTGCTGAGAGCGATTCTCGAACTGATTGAAAAGTGCGAGACGCTTGAGGAGTTGAGAGCCAGTGTCAAACGCATTATGGGGCGGTAAATAAAAAGTAGCGGCCCACTTTCCACAGCGACCGCTACTTCCACCCACAAAGGTGCGCCGGGAGCCTTACCCCGGCCACCTTGATTATAAACCAGGTAAGGCAAAAAATCAAGGAGGAAATATTTATGAAAGATTTAATCGATGTAACAGAACAGGTCGTTTATGAACTTGACCTTGCGCAAACCGTTATGGGCTATATTCTGGATGCTTTTGAAGGCACCGACGAGGTAGTGAGAGAGAACCTCAAGAACAACGCTAGTAGAGTTTTTAATATGCAGATAATTGACAACAACTATCTTTATGAAAACAAAAACAGGCTTGAAGAAGCCGCAAACGCCTATTACCAGCAGCAGAAAGCAGGCAAATCAAATGAGTAGGCTCATCGATCTCACCGGCCAGCGCTTTGGGCGGCTCACAGTCATTGAGAGAGCAGAAGATCATATACAACCAACCGGGAAACACGAAACTAAGTGGCGGTGTGTATGCGATTGTGGGAACATTACTGTGGCTTATGGAGGAAGTTTGCGCAATGGCGGAACAAAAAGCTGTGGATGTTTGCAGCGTGAGATAGTAAGCCAGCGGCACAAGCGGCACAAGCGGCACGGTGATAGTAAAACACGGCTATACAATACATGGAATCATATGTTATATCGCTGCTATAATCCAAAGCACAAAAATTACCATCGATATGGCGGACGCGGTATAACGGTATGTGAAGAATGGAAGAAATATGAAAATTTCCGGGATTGGGCTATGGCAAATGGCTATCAAGAAGATTTAAGTATCGATAGAGTGGACGTGAATGGTTCATATTGTCCGGAAAATTGCCGGTGGGTAACGCAAAAAGAACAAACTAGAAACAGGTCGAGTAACTGCATCATAACTTTGAACGGAGAAAGCAAAATACTGATAGAATGGTGTGAGCTATATGGAATGAATTACGGCACTGTTAGCTCAAGACTAAGCCGCGGCTGGACACCGGAGGAAGCCCTGGAGCTAGTTTCAAGTCAAAAGAAATAGTAAGAGCGCAGCACCCTGATTTTCAGGGTGCTGTATTTATATAGCGGAGGTTAAGAAATGCAACACAGTAACATGCTAAAAAATGCGACCGGATACGCCGGTGCTTTTGAAGCTGCAGACATAACAACACCCAGGATGAGGGCTGCCATAGCAACTTGGTTTGATCTTTATTACAGCGATGAGAAGACGAAAGATGTGGATACAAGCCAACGCATTCCGTACACCATAGTCAGGAAACTGACGAAAACGGTATTCTCCGAGTACAAAGCCACCAGCGATGATGAATTTGTAAAGAATATCCTGCAGGAGATCTCTGAGGTGAGTACACAGGCAATGCAGATGGCTCTGATTGGCGGTGAAGCATTGCTGAAGCCCATCCCTACAGCGGATAAAAAAGGTTTTATATTTGCAGTGGTACCCAGAAACAATGTGCTGGTATTCGCCAGAGACGCCAGAGGAGAGCTGACGGACATTGGAACGCTGGAAGTGACAGTATCCGGCAATAAATATTATACCCTGTTGGAACGGCGCACAGTCGATGGTAACGGATATCTCACTATCCGATATAAGCTTTTCGCAGCTTACTCTAAGGACACCCTGGGACAGCAGGTGCCCCTGAGCACACTTCCCCAATATGAGCAGCTGCAGCCGGAATTTACTTTTACAAAACCGGTAGGCTCCATTGGTATGGTGTGCATGAAGACATTTTATACGAATTGCGTGGACGGAAGTGCGGATGGCGTCAGTGTATATGCAGCGGCGGTTGGACTGATCCGCAACATCAACAGAAATGAAGCCCAGCTTAATGGAGAATTTGACCGCGGTGAGAGCCGTGTGATCGTCAGTGCGGATATGCTGTCAAGAGACGCCGATGGAAATAAGCGCCTGAAGGACAATATCTTCGTAGGTCTCGACGAAGACCCTGAGACTGCAGGGGTGACGATCTTTAGTCCGACATTACGGGAGGCTTCCTACCTCGCCCGGAAGCAGGAGTATTTGAGGGCAGTAGAAAGTGTCATCGGACTAAAAAGAGGTCTACTCTCCGAGGTGGAGGCGGCAGAACGCACAGCAACGGAAATTACCTCCAGTGCCGGCGAATACAACTTAACCATACTTGACCTACAGGGTATATACGAGAAGGCGGTGTTGGATACAGTGCAGCTTTGCGGTGTGCTGGGACAGATGTACCAGATTGCCGGCGCCCACGATGTGGCGGAGGATGCAGTTGTGATCGATTTTGGCAACGGCGTGCTCTACGACGAAGCAAAGACCTATGCAGAGCTAAAGGAGCAGGTATCTATGGGCTTGCTGCAGCCGGAACGTTTGGTAGGCTGGTACCACAATCTCCCGTGCGATACGCCTCAAGAAAGAGCTAAAATCCGAATGGATTATATGCCGAATGATCTGGAGGAAGGGGCTGATTAAGGGTGTTAACAGCCGCGCAAGTGGAGGCATTGAGGGATGCTGCCGGACAGCTGCTGGATCCAGTTACGGATTTTCTGATTGAGGATATTGCAAAAAGAGTAGCAGAGGCTGGACAGCTGACCGGTACGGCGGCATATCAAACTTGGCAAATTCAAAAACTCGGTGTTTCTCAAAAACAGCTGAAGAAAGAATTGCAGAAGAAGCTGAAGGTGTCCGAAAAGGAATTGGAGAAACTGCTGAAACAGGCAGCTAAAACAGGCTATAATTTCGATCTTTCCCGGCTCCCGACTACCAGGGGCATTCCCTTTGCGGCTAACTCCAGCCTCCAGCAGATTATAAATCTGGCAGTCCAGCAGGCGAATAAGGATCTCACAAATATCACAAGGACAATGGGCTTTATAGGCTCTGACGGCAAAGCTAGGACACTGACCAAAGCCTATAAAAAGGCTTGTGATGATGCGTTTATGCGCACGGTTACTGGTGGACAGGATTACAATTCCGCAATTCGGGATGCCTTAAAAGGACTTTACGATAAGGGTATTGTCAGTATCGATTATGGTTTTAAAAAGCACTTTACAGTAGAGGCTGCTGTCCGGCAGAATATTATGGGCGGGTTGGGACTGATGCAGGAGAAGATCTCCCAGCAGAACCACGATGATCTTGGTTGCGATGGCTGGGAAATTTCTGCACATAGTGCTTGTGCAGAAGATCATGCCCCGTTTCAAGGCCGTCAATATACAGACAAGGAATATAAGGCACTGAATAACAGCCTGGTGAGAAGAATAAGTCAACTCAACTGTGCGCATAGTGCCTTCCCGATTATTCTCGGTATCAGCGAGCCGCAATATACGCCGGAAGAGCTGGAGCAAATGCGAAAAGACAATGAAACCGGAGTTACATACGAAGGCAAGCATTATACTTTATACGAGGCTACCCAGAGGCAACGCCAACTGGAGCGTGCCATTCGCAGTCAAAAGCGGAAGATCCTTATCGACAAAACCGTAGGCGACGATGAACGGTTGCAGAATG